TAAAAAAGCTAAACTTGGATCTCTATCTCTTGCCATTTGTCTAATGTTAGCAATACTTGAAGGCGTTACACTCCAGTCATCAATGATTTCTTCTTCTTCCTCGCCGCTTCCTAAAAAAGGTAGCGCTGTTAATCCAGCACCTGCACCTAAGAAGGCTGCTTTGCCCCATCCAAATTTGTCGAGTCCTTTCTTTGCTTTAGACAATAGACTTGCATTTCTAGCTCCTCCAGCTGCGGGAGAATACAAAAATTTACCTACACCTTTTGCGGGAAGTCTACTACGTAAAAGTCCCATACCTTTTCCCCATCCACTACCAGATCCAAACCAGCCGCCCCCTCCAATGGGAGCTCCGGCTAATAAGGCACCTATTCCTATTTTTCCTAATGGACTTTTAACAATTTTCTTAACTCCTCTACCTATCTTTTTAGCTATTTTTCCTAGAAAAAAAGGTTGACGAAGACTTGCTACGCCTCCTTTTATATATGGTTGTCTCTTTGATTTTGTCATAATTTCGCCTAAATTTTGAACCTACTTTGTTTTGCTAAATAAATCAAGCTTCGGCATGAGGACATGGACATCCCTTCGGATGTCTTTTTCGTCAATTCCCTTAGCTTTCCACTCTTCTTCACTCTTATAAATCTCCCCTGTTTTCTTATGTTTAATGGTCGTCGTTACTTTGGCTGGCTTAATTGTCTCCATTAAACCGTTACCTCTTTTTTAATATTTAAATAACTGATTCCAATGGTTACAGAATCAGTACTACTCATGGTCACCTTTAATAGTTTACCTCCTTCCACCACTAAGGGAAGGGTTAAAATTTCTGTACTAGCACTCGCACTTAAAGTCTCAGCGTTTACAATATTGAATGCATTATTTTTAATGGTAATCGTAGGAGTATTTCCCGTGTTATTCGTGACTCGCAAGGAACGAATGACATACGTTTCACTTACGAGAGGCAACGTATTACTTGGATCAAACATTGTCGTCTCATCGGTTGTGGTGAGAGTTACTCCGTAAAATTTATATTGATTAACTACAGCCATTAATTAACAAAAAAGCTTTGAGCTTCTATCTCCTGTTTTAATTCTTCTTGAAAAGACGTGTTAAGTTTATTGATGACGGCGTCCAAGTCTCTGACGAGAGATTGAAATGTTTTTTGATCATACTCTACACTCGCTCTTGTTAATGCTTGTACAATTTTTGCCATTATAATAATCCTGCTATGCCTCCCATACTAAAAAAATCTCCTCTTGCTTCATTTCGTTGAGCCATTAATGCTTCTCGAGCTCTAGCCGCTCTTGCTAATTCTGCGTGTCCTTCGGCTCCTATCTTTCCTGTTTCATCTCGATAAGGATCGAAAGCTTTGCCGACACTATATTTTGCTGCACCTGTTAAGGCAGCTGGAATTGCGAACCAGGGATTAGTAAGACCCATAAATCTTAAAGACCCAAGTCCTACTCTTCCTGCTCTTCCAAGTTGACTTGCATCTACTCTTCTTCCAATTCCTAAAGGAGAAAGACCGCCTGCCAGCATGTAAAGTTTATCTTCCCAGGAAAGTCCTGATCCTGGAGAAAAAAATTTAACCGGTCCTCTAGTTTTCTTTGGAATTTTTTTAGCCATTATACCAGACTCGCGATGCCTTGATCTTGTTCCGGTCCTTGACTCATTAATTCAAATTCTTGTAGTGCCATTTTTTCTGCATCTGCCGGAGAGAATCCTTGATCTATAAATTTATCGTATAATTGTTCTAAAAGTCTATCATTCCATTCATTAGAAACCATGTCTCCACTTGGAATACCTTGGTCTTGCATAAATTCAAAAATGTTTTCACTACCTTCGTCTTCTCCTAGAACAGGACCGGCTGTTCTATATCCAATCCTTCCGCCTTCAGCTTGACTTGATCTCCAGCTATCCCAAGCCTTTACAGCTGTGGCTATTTCACCAATATCCATTTCATGGAGACCTTTGCCAAATTGATTCTGAAGAAATTCAGGATAAGAAACTCCATATTTATTAATCTGTTGTATTTCCCAATCTTCTTTTCCATAATATTGTTTATCAGCGTTAACGATACCTCCGGGTCTTAAACCAATCCTTCCGCCTTGAGCCCATCCCCAACCTCCGTCATCTCTATCGGACTTAGTTGAGCCGGCAGACGTAGCTTGTCGGGATCCTCCTCCCATACCGGCTGCTTGAGCCGCTGTTGTACTCGCAGTAATACCACTTTGAGGTCCACCACCACCTGCTGCCGCTGCGTTGGCTTGTGATTGTTGTGAAACTAGATCCACTTTTGCTTGTTGTTCTGCTGCTTCTTTTTCTGCTCTCTTCGTTTGCCAGTGACGAATTCCTTTCATTATAAGATTACCTGGAGTAGGAAGTTGAAAGTATAGATGTCCTAGATCACCTGCAGTTCTTTTAGCCCAGTTTCCAAAACCCGATAGTTTACCACCCAGTGCTCCGGGTGACATGCCCATACTAAATGTGTCTTCTTCAATTTGATCTGGTCCATCACCACCGCCGCCTCCGCCACCTTGTGCCAATAACCATGCTTCATAACTAGGATAGCCCATGTACGATCCAGCTGCTGAGGTGTTAACAATTCCTGCATTTGTATTTTGTCCCATGATTGCAGGAGAAGTGTAAGGGCCTAATCGAAATCGTTCTTGGGGAATAAAATGTTGTCCACCTGCGTAGATGTCTTGATCTGCTTTGCTGTAAAAAGGTGCTGCCATTATCTTCTCCCGTCTGGTTGTATATCCAGTCTAAATGTTCCCAGCTTCCAGTTCTGTGAACTAGAAGTGTTCTCTATTTTAAGCGCAATTGCTCGTGCTCGAGCGCGCGTATCAACTTTATCAGTGGAACTGCTGATTGTAAAGGGTCCTAAGGATGAACTCGCAGCACTACTGTTTGGATAATTTCTTAAAAACAAAGTGACTCGTGTGTCTCCCGTCTGAGTAATGAAGTCCGGCAGAAATCTTCTAATCTTCATAAGATATTCTCCGTCTCCTCTTAGATCTGGAGATCCTATGAGCTGTCCTTGGGCCGCTCGTTTCTGAGTAATATCAAAATCTCCTGACAAAACGTTCGCTGTAATAGCGGTCACGGTTCCTCCGGCATCCACCTGATCGGTCCCTGTTTCCTGTTCATAGTAGATCGTAATGCCATCGGTATTACCCACGACATCATACGAAGCATCATCCGAGTTGCTATAATAACAAGCATGAGGCTTATCGAAAATAGAAGAATCTGCCCAGGAAACTCTAGCCAGAGTTCCGGTATACCAAATCGGTTTCTTAAGCATCACGGATTCTAGATAATTATAGGTGACAACCCGATCCACCACGTCTGAACCTGAGCTACAGTAGTACCAACTCACTTCTCCAAATAAGTTATTGAGTCCGGCGTTAATTAAATCTCTTGGTGTTGAATTCAAACCATCAAAGACATGATCTTCGACTAAGCATGGCATCGATTGAAGCTGACCGGAATAACTAAAGAATCCATTTTCAGACATCCAGAAGGCGGTACCATCCACTTCCATGCAGGCATTTTTCCCGATGAGTCCGCAGTTCGTTCCGACGTGTTCAAAAGAAAAGGTAAACGGTTGACCCACGAAACGCATTAAGAAAAGAGCGGAATCTGTCCAGATATAAATTGCATCTCGACCTCGAATGGCTCCCATTATTTTAGAACCTTGGGCCAGTCTCTGTGTTCCTGCCGTATTCGTTGAAGTGGGAGTGTAATCACTCGTACTTTCTTGGTCCGAGAATCGTATAAACATATCGTCCTGAGTTGATGGAGTTCCAATGGTCGTTTCCGTACCAAAGAAAATTAAGTGACGATCGGTTGGTGAAACGAGAACGTGTCGGGAAGCTGTGGGTGCTCCAGAAATAATCGTGGCTCGAGTTCCTGTAGGATTAGCGACGGTTGAATCCCATTCAAAACATTCACCATTATAAATTAAAGCAATCAGGGTTGTTCCATAGTTATCTAAAACCCATAAACCGGGAGCAATGGTAAAGTCTGCTGAAGAGGCTTCGCCCCAGGCAACGTAATCGGAAATATTAGTAACCGTTGCGCCTGCACTATGAGTTGCTTTTGTGGTTCCATTCGCTCCTCTTGGGCCGCCGCTAAGCGTTTCGGTATCCGTATCATTTGCGGTAAAGCCAATATCCTCTGTGTCAATTCTAATTTCACCTGAAGTAGGAAAGGCATCAGAGCTCGCTAATACTACATCTGTTTCAATAGTATCAGTTAAAGCAGTAGCGAGAGTGGTCGTCGCTGGACCCGAAGCTGTTCCTGACCATTGACCGGTTCCCCAGCCATAGCCTCCTAATTGTTGAGCCGGTCCCACACTATAATACGTTTGAGCTCGAGCACTTCCTACATTGGTTGTGGTTCCTGATGCAGCCGAATCCATCGTTATGGTAATGGTAGTTGCTGTGGGAACCGAAGTTGCCATAAATTTTTTATCTTCAAAATCTGCATCACTGTAGCCTGAACCCGGAGGTGCGGTTACCGTGTCTAATAAAACAATATCATCTTCGTTCATTCCATGAGGGGAAGGAAAGGTGATGGTAACTGTAGTTTCGGTATCCGTGGTAGAAAAATCACATCCGGTAATAGTATTCTTAATCGGATGAATGTCGTAAAATTGTCCGCCTGAATAGACGTATAAAATTCTGTTGGTGCCAATGGCAGCGTATTTAATCCCTGCATTGTCATCAAAATGGTGAAGGGCTCGACCTGCTCCGGTTAGTTTATGTTCGCCTAATTGATCCCAACCCCCTATTTTTTCAGGGGTTCCGTATCTAAAACGTACATTATCTCCTCCTGTCCATTGCCCTTCAGCACCGGTAGGAGTCACTTGTTTATTGAATCCTGGTAAAAAGTTTACTTTTTGTAACATAGAAAATTCCGTTTATCCTATAAATTCTGGGACCCTAACAAAAATAAGTCCAAAAAATTTTTGGGTCTTTAATATTACAAATATACTAGATCTTAGTGGAGATCAACTCCTTACACCAGCCGTTTTCATAGTCTATAGCCATAACTTCTTTAGCTTTTGCTTCCTGGGCCTCAGTAATAACTCTAGCACGATGTTCCCTGAGCCTTGTTTTCTGTATCTTTTTGCCTCCTAATTGTTCCAGGAAAGGTAAGAGCTTCGTATCAATCTCTTTCATATTCCAAACATGCGTATAGATCGATGGATCAGGGCCTAACATCGCCGTGTTCGTTCGACAATGAATTCTGATGTAATTGTTTTTTAAGTGATGTTCATAGGTATCAAGGAAAAGATCGAGGTTATTAAGGTTGGGATACATCTCCTGACAATAATAAAA